GTTAGAGAAGTACTATTTGAGGACGTGTGTAATTCACGCCATGTGCTAAATGGGGTTATTTACGAATGGATAGGGAGTAATTCTTCTGGTAACCCGTTAACGACAGTACTTAATACTTATTGTAATAACGTGCTACTGAGTTATGCGACGCTACAAATTTGTATGGCAGACGACCCAAGTATAAAAGTAAATGATTTCTTGCGTGATATTGATGGTGTGGCCCGCTTTATGTGTTATGGTGATGACAACCTCATAGCCATAAACCTGAGTAGTAAATACGCTGATTTGTTGACGCAGCAATCATATACAATTGCATTTGGGGATATGGGTTTGACGTACACAGACGAATCGAAAGGTACGACCAGTGGGGATCGCAGGATCGAAGATGTGTCATTCTTAAAGCGCGGTTTCGAACGGAACTTTGTTAGCAAGAAGCATAAAGATCGGTACTGCGCGCCCCTGGCACTCGAAACCATACTTGAGAGTATACAATGGACTAAGCACAAGGACGTCAGTTATGATGACTGGCGTGATAATGTGCAAAACATGTTGATGGAGCTATCATTGCACAAGAAGAGTGTGTTTGATGAGTGGGCTCCTAAAATACTCCGAGCTTGCAGAGAGTGTGATGTGCCTTACACTCCAGTGTATAATGAGTACGTCTCATGTCAGCAGATTATTGCTGATCGTGAGATGAGTACGATGTGGTGATGGTGCGCAGATTAACGCAGTGGTAATGCTAGGTAGCGAAAAATCCACATGCGAGAAGCGCAATACGTGTGCCCTATTTAGGGTTACTGATCAGGAAGCACGCTGGGCAGCCCCCGGAAATTCCAGATGCTACCAAACTTGGCTAGACTGGGCTGGTTAGCCATTTTACACCACAGCCTGCTGAAAACACAAGTACAACGGACCCACCCGTTATTAGTGGGGATGATTCAACCACATTGGTGGTTGCGAGTGTCGAGAAGGATGAGGTGGTGCAAGTCTCGAGCCAGGATCCAATGGTGGATCGAGACTATGATGATAACCGCATTACGGATGTGTCAGCATATTTTGCTAAGCCAGTGCAGATATGGTCCGGAAGTTATCGGACATCCCATACTTGGGGTGAACAAATTTTTGCAATCGACCTGTGGGATGCCTTTAACACAGTTACGATGTGGAAGAACAAACTGCAAGGATTTTATAATTTCCGCGGCACTGCTGTGCTAAAATTGGTAGCGAATGCCAGCCCATTCCAGTGCGGCTATCTGAGAATGAGCTTCTATCCATGTGAAAATATTATGGTAAAAGAAGCTAAGTCCCACGTCCAATATAGGGATTCCATTAGTCAGTTACCTGGTGTGTATATGGATTTGTCTCAAAATGAGGTAGTGTTTGAGGTTCCATATGTTGCTCCGACCCATTATATAGAGGTTGGTGCAACCTCACGGGTTTCATGGGGCAAGCTATATTTACACGTCTTTGAAGTTTTGAGGACGGGCACGGGTGCCTCTGACGTGGGGTTGACATTGTGGATGTCTGTTAGGGACGCTGAGGTGACTGGACAAATAGTACCTCAATCAAGTGGGAGAAGGAGAAAAGCGCGTGGTAATGTGACCGATCGTGAGACAAATGGTGGCCTGGGTCCTATTAGTAGTATATTGGACTCGGGCATTACCCTGGCCAATCGTATTTCGGCAATACCATCTCTCACAAGTTTGGCAAAGCCGGCTGCCTGGGCCCTGACAGCGGCCAAGGGTGCTGCTAGCGCCTTAGGTTGGTCCAAACCGCTGGTGGACATGGAGGCAAGTCGGGTCGTGAATGATTATAACTGGTATAGTGTCAACTGTACGAGTGGCAGCACAGCACAGCCTATGTCCCTATTGTCAGACAATAAGTTGACCACAATTTACGATGCTGCAGATGGTGCTCAGGATGAAATGAGCATCAACTACATCAAAGTACGCACGTCATTTTGTGGTGGCTTTGCTTGGGACACGACCAACACGGCCGGTCAAGTATTGCATTCAAGGCCCATTGGTCCCACGTTCTTCATTGGAGAGTTTACTGATGCCAATGGGGCTGCCATAAGGACAATGCCACCCTTCACGTTCCTGGCCAGCTTATTTGCCCTGTGGCGTGGCTCTATCGAGGTCATTTTTAAAGTTATTAAGACTGGTTTTCACTCAGGAACACTAGCATTCTCATGGCAGCCTGGGAAGAGCACTCCAGCAAGCATTTCAGCTGTTGATAGTGCTTATGTCTATCGGGTGGTTCTGGATATTCAACAGGGTGACGAGGTGTGTTTGAGACTACCCTACTTGTTGGCCCAGGATTATTGCGATTACTATGATGCCATAGGGAGAGTTTACGTGACCATCGTTAATCCCCTAGTGGCCCCCCCGACTGTTTCTAGTACCATTAATGTGACTATGTTCGTGAGGGGAGGGCCTGATATGGAATTCCAGTGGCCTATTAATCCCGCGTATGATCCAATATTGCCGCAAGGCTATGATGCTAACTCATCAGTTGGTGAGGTTGCTTGTTCTACAATGGGGGCAAATGATGTGGTGTATGATACACACCGAAGTCAGTTGTCCATCGGTGAGCATGTGACTTCCCTGCTACAGCTGATGAAAGCTGAATGGAACATGGCGTTGGATCCAGGACGCGATTCGGGTTATAATAACTTTGAAATGTTGGCCCATCGTTTTTACGCCAATGAGAGCGTGCCGACTGATGTCATCAGAGAACCTGTCTTCCAAGGCGATTACTTGTCACGAATCGCGTCCATGTATATATTCCATAGAGGCGCATTGAGATATCGCGTAATAGATGGGAGCCCCGGTGATTCGGCGTTTCACTCAAGATATAGGGCGGCCATTTTTGGTAAAAACGATTCTACAATTGTGTTTACGAATATTGGGCCAACCTTGGGAAGGGTGAGAGGTGACTACGCCGTAGGCACCAATCGAATAAACGCTAGGATATATCAATCCAACAGTAGTAATGGTGGCATTGCAGTACAGGTACCTTTTTACCATAGGTACCGATACTCGACATGCAGACTGTTATCTTTCTGGG